AGAACCGGGAGGCGGCGATTACCGGAACGATTCAAACGACGACAGAACTTGCGGTATCGGCACTGCTCGGCTGCGAGGACTCGGGAGCTATGGTGGGGACTTACGGATGAGAGCTGGACAACTCAGGCACACCGTCAACGTGATGCGGCCGGCACCGCCCCGCGGAGACCGGGACCAAGAGGATGACCCGCAAGTATTGCGGGAGAAAGTTCAATGTTCCATCGAAACCATCAGCGGGCGCGAAGCACAGCGCTTGCAGCAGATGTACCCGACCGCCACCCATCGCGTGAAGATGTGGGGCGACCCAGCAAAGCCTTTGAGTGCAGCGGACTGGCTGATTGAACTTCCGAGTAATCGGCGACTCAACATCATTCCCCCGATCAACGACAAGCAGCGGAACGGATTGGACCTGGAATTGGTTTGCATTGAGGCAGTGACATGAACACCTACACTCCGCATACAGCGCCCAAGAGCCTAGGCAAGACGTTTGCGCGCGTTGACATCTCCGAGCAATCGTTTCGGGAGGCAGACCAGATTCTAGTGAAGTTGGAGTTTGAAACCCGAACGATTGCCCTCGAAAAGGCCATGCGAAAGGCTGCTGCTCCGTTCGTGCGGATAGCAAGGCAACTCGCCCCGGATTCGATAAAGACAGGATCGCGCGACCTGTGGTCTCCAAAGCTCAAGGCGGCACGCGCGCACACGCCGCAGCATAAGAAGACGATTGGCGTTTCGTCGATCCGCAACTACAGCGGAGGGTTGATTGCGATTTATGCAGGTCCGCTCTATCCCGCCGGGAACCTCATCAACGCCATCGGCCACCCGCACAAGCAAGTTCTCTGGGGCCGCCCAACCGGGAAGACGCTGCCGCCTAACGACTATCTCAAGGATGCGGCGAAACAGGTAGGGTCGGAAGCTCAGTCCGCCTTCATTAGCTCGCTCACAGAATTTGCGTCCAAGATCACAGCAGCCAAATGACAAGCGAAGCGATTGTAGCGTTAGTCATGCCGCGGCGGTCCAACTCCGTCTCGTTCGGCGCTGCGCGCGGTTACTTCTGGCCGGCTTCGACGGATAACCCCGTCCGCATCAACTACCTGGATACCAAGCCGTCAACGCTGCTCAATCACAGCTTCAACCGCTGCTGGGCGGCGGCGCTCAATGCCCGTGACCGTGGCCGGGCTACGCACTTCGCCATGATCCATGACGATGTGTGCCCGAACGGCGTCTGGGTCGCTGAGTTTTTGGAAATCCTCGCCGAACGTGACGCCGATATCGTGTCGGCCATTGTGCCAATCAAAGATGAGCGGGGCCTGACATCCACAGCGGTCTGCTATGGCGACCCCTGGACCGTCCGCCGGATCACCGTGAAGGAATCGCTAGAGCTTCCCGAGACGTTCGGCTCCGAGGACGTGGGCGGGCGACTGCTGGCTAACACCGGCTTGTGGATGTGCGACCTGCGCAAGCCGTGGTGCGACAACATCACGTTCAATTCCCTGGAGCGAATCCGGGTCCGCGACGGGAAGAAAGAACCGCAGGTCGTGCCTGAGGATTGGCTGTTCAGCTTTCGCCTGCACGAAATTCTCGGCAGTCCCCGGATTTACGCCACGCGAAAGATTCCGGTGTTTCACGACGGTCAATCAGTCCAGGTGCCCAGCGACGAAGCGGGGCTGTGGAACACCGACTGCGAATACTGGACTGAGACAGGACTGGCCCCAACGTCACTCGTTCGTGAGTGCAAGGTCGTCATGCAGGAGGCAGCGGCATGAGCGATGACATTCAAAAGTCAGTGCGCGACCGGATCAGCAAAACCAGCCAAGTCACGGACATTTGCAAGGCGCAGATTTACGACGACGTATTGCCGCAGCAAGTCAACCCTCCCGCCGTCGCCGTCTTTGTCGAGGAGTCAACCTGCTACGAAGACATCAATGGCTCAAATCGCTGCTTTCAGGCACAAGTTGTTGTTCTGGCCTGGGGGACCGACAGGGCGCAGGCGAATAGTTTGGCCAAGGCCATCCGCGATTACGCCCTGCCGGCGGACCTCCGCGGCCAGATCGAAGGCATGGACTGGACGGAGGTTTCGCTTGCCGCGGGGCCAGTTGCGCTCGTCGATGGCCCGCAAGATGGCAGCGACAAATGGCGCAGGATAACCAAGCAAGTTTTCACCATTTGGGCCAACGCCCTGTGAGGAGATATCAATGCCAGGCTTTACTGGTTCTGGAGCAGCGGTGACGTTCGCTGGCGGATTCTCTGGCAAGTACCGGGAGGTGGGCGAAGCCGTCAACGAGGTCGAGGTGGTCGATTCCACGACGCTCGATATCGCGGCGGCGAGCTTCGCCATCAACATCCCCGGAGACAATCCGTCGCCCGGCCAGATTCGCTTTCGCACCCGCTGGGTTGGGGCTACGGCCCCGCCGGCACTGCGGACAATCGACACGCTGACCATCACGTTGCCCAAGGGAGTGACGGCCAGCGGAAACGGGGCAATCGTGTCAGGAACGGGCTACCTGATTAGCCGCCGCATTATGCCGAACCTGCAACGCAATCAATTGAACGAAGGCGAACTGGTCTGGCAGTTCAACGGCGGGACCGGACCAACATACGCAGTGGAGGCTTAATGAATATCAAGTTATATCCGCACATCGGCAAGCAGAACGTCGGCGAGACCTCGTTCGACGTGGACATGGGGCAATCCATCGTCCACCTGGACGGCAAGATGGTTGGCATTTACTGCGGCCGGAAGGACGAGCCGGGACGCCACCTATCGTTTACGACGTTCCTCCCCGAAGTAGCACAGCAAGCGATTGCCGCCGAAGTGGCCAAGATCACCGGCAGCGTCGGGAAGGTCACTACTATTCCACCAGACGAACACGAGGTCATAGATGACGGCGAGTAACGGGTTTTTGACCCGCGATAGTTTTCTGGCTTTCACTAAGCGGCGTTTCAAGGAAGTGAATCTGCCGGACGGGCAGCATTGCCGGATTCGATCAATCTCCGAGGCCGAATACGCCGAAGTGGATTCCCGCAACATCGACTTCCGCAAGGGCGGCCTGAGCGTGGCCGGCATCCGCGGCTCGAATGTGCGGCTCATTATCGCCTGCGTTTGCGATGGCGACGGGCAACCGATTTTCAGCGACTCCGATGCCTCCCAATTGTCCCAAGTGGATGCGGCGGTAATTGAACCGCTGGTCCGTGAAATCCGCGAACACTGCGGGCTGCGGCAAGATTCGGACGACATCCTAAAAAACTCCGTTGCGACCGGCGGCGCAGGTTCGCCCACTTCCTCTGCCGAACGGTCGCCAAACGACTCGACGTTAGCAACGTCCTAGCCACGATCACCCCGGCCGAGTTTGCGGAGTGGGAGGCCATGTATCGCCTGGAGCCGTGGGGCGACGACTGGCTGCAAACGGCCAAGATCGAAGCGGCAATCATGAACGCATTTGCTAACGCGAATGTTTGCCCTACTGAGTTGATTCCCAACGAAGACAACAGGCCGCCTCCTCAGGAAGTCGAAGACGCGACTCTCAATCAGCGGTGGAAAACGAGGCTGAGGTTCTAAATGCCTACCGTGGGCAGTATCGCTTTCGGCATCCTCGCGGACCCGTCCAGTTTAACGGCGGGCGTGACAGCTTCGCGTGCCGAGTTGCGTGACCTAAAGTCGGTATTTGTATCGACCCGGACGGACGTCGAAAAGTTCTCGATGTCAATGGAACGGCTAGAGGCGTTGCAACAAAAGTTCCCCGCATCGGCCGACGCCATTGGGCGCAAGATGTCGGAGCTGCGCAGCAGCTTTGCCGGTGCAGATACGCAGGTTGCTAGCCTTAGCACATCCCTGACCGGGCCGGCAACTGCGGGCATGGCTGGCTTCGCTGCCGCAGTTGCCATTGCGATGGCTTCCCTGCGTGCGTTCAAGGCGGTTGCTGGCGAAATTCAGGCGCGGATGGATGCTTTGGACGCCACGGCTAAAAAGTCGCGGCTGCTCGGCATCTCCCCCGGTTCGCTCGTGGGCCTAACCGGCGCGGCAAGCGACATTGCAGGCGTGGAAGCTGGACAGCTTGAAACCGGCCTGACCAAGTTTGCAAAGAACATCAGCGAGGCATCCAGCACCGGGAAGGGTGGCGCGGCTGACGCGCTGGAGCGTATCGGGCTATCCGCGCAGGAACTTTCGGGCATGGGCCTGGACAAGGCTTTCCTAACCGTCGCCGATGCAATCGCCAAAGTCGAGAATCCGGCCGAGAGGATTCAGCTTGCTTTCGATCTGCTGGGCAAGAGCGGTGCTGAGATGGCCGCCCTGCTGGCCGCTGGCGGTACTGAAATTCGCAAGGTGTCAGACGAGTTCCGCGCCCTCTCTCAGATTGACACAATCGACACGGTTGGAATCGAGCAGGCCAACGACGCCATCGGGCATTTGGAAGTGGCGTTGCAAGGCGTGGGCAACGTGGCGGCCGATGCGTTCTCGCCGCTGGTCAAAAGCATCAGCGAGGATTTGGTTGGCGCTTTGGTGAGCGCGACCGGCAGCGGGACTGGCTTCCGTGACCTGATGGCAGATTTGGCTCTCGTTACAGCCGGACTGGCAGATGAATTAGAGGGCGCGGCTAAATCTCTTGGCAACGTCAGTTCAGATTTTGGCGACTTCATTTCGACAATCGCGCCGCAAGCCGCTACAGCACTCCATATCGCTGGAATTGGGTTGGCGGCGGAGCACGGAAACGACCCAAATAGTCACGTCGGAAGAATGCTGGCCGCTCGCAAGGAGGCCGCAGACCGCGCTGGCTCTGCACCAGGCGGGACGGTAGCGGAAATCGCAGCCCGCGACGATGAGAAAGCATCGACCAGTTTCCGGGCAATGGAGATTCAGGCGCAAATGGACATCGCTACCGCGGTGGAACTGGCCGAGAAGAAAAAGACAGCGGCAAGGGCCAAAGCGGCCGAAGAGATTCAGCGGCAGATGGATATGGTCAACAAGGATATCGCCGACCAG